ATTACTTGCTCACCGATCGTCGGCAAAAGGCTGTTGTCCATGTACGTCAATCCTCGTATTGTAGTTTGGTCTGCTGCTGAGTAGTCCACGCACGTTCCAGTTCCCGATTCAGGTCGGACTCCGTCCAGCGCGCGGCATTGTGGATTCGTATCAGGGTGTTGCCATTCATGTGCTTGCTGCACGGCTTACAGCAGGTGTAACCTCGGATGTGGATAGCAGCCGCTTCCGAGTTGATGCCGCCTAGTGCCAGCAGTTCCCCGTTGTCAAACTGGGCCTGACCGATGCACAGGTAGTTCGCAAGATCACGGGCGTATGCGTCAGGACTAACCAATCGCATTGCCAGCACCTTGGCAAAGTTCATCAAGCGTTGTTGTTCTACTGTCACGCCGCCTCTCGACGGCAGGTAGGTGAAGTACAGCTGGTAGATCGTATCGACGCCGTGCGGGCACATGCCACGGATTTCAACGGGACCGTGTGAGCGGAAGCCCTTGTAGGATTCAGTGTCGTCTTCGCGAAGGCACGCTTGAGCCTCGCTACGGATGACATACAACTGGTCTTCGGCTTCACCGATACCAAGAGGATGCGCGTTGGCTGGTAGAGCCTTGAGCGCCGTCTTACGTCTAGCCATTACTGCATTTCCTTATGCCCTAAAACGTAGACTGCCCGGAAAGGCCCGGGCAGACACGCTATTCGGGTTTAGCCCTTGGTGAAACGTTCAGGGCAGGTGTCGGCGCTGTGGCCGAAACGCTCACAGCCGCCGGGGAAGCCTTCGTGGTCATGGCCGTCGCTGACGTCCGGACCTTCATCGTCGGCGTCTTCGATTTCCACGTCGTCTTCGGCATCGGTGTCAGCCTCGACGCTCTGCGGCGCGCCGACCAGCTTCGCGTACACGTCGTTGTCGAGCAGGAAGTTCAGCACCGTCGAACTCTTCTCGGCAGTGGCCGGACCGAAGCGATCCAGCGCAGCTTCGATGTACGCGGCTTCCAGCTGGCCTTCTGGCAGATACGGCTCGTCGATCAGCTGGATGCGACGCAGCGGCAGGTAGTCCATGACTTCACGGCCGAACGGGCACAGCTGGCTAAACACCGCGGCCTGATTGCCGTCCTTGTCGCTGCTCAGGGTGAAGATCAGCGGGCGGTGGAGATAGACGTACTCCTCGTGGCTCGGACGTTCACCCGGGCCGGTGTTCATCCAGTCTTCGGTATGGCCCATGACGATCATGCCCGATGCAAGCTGGCAGGCGACGATGGCGCCGTTCTCGATTTCCTGTTCGTACATTTGTTACCTCGGTTTGTTTGGCAAGTAGGCGCGAAGATCCAGGGAGCGCGCCCACAGTTCTGAGTCCTCGTCCACGAACTGGACGAACGTATGTCCTTGATCCGAGAGCAGGTACTCCCGCAGCATGGTAAGGTGTGGAGCGAACACTCTCCTGGTCACACGGAACGCATCATGACCATGCTTGCGCAGATGGTAGAGTGCGTGATTCTTTGCGATGCCTTCCGTGGTCGCCGTTGTTTCCAGTTTCAGATTGTGCGGCAGGCGGATGCTCCTCGTCTGCAACACCACGTAGAACTTTCGGCTCGGCTTGACCTCAGCCATGACACGGTACTCCTCAATAGAGGTCCTGTCCTCAGGTGAACCAAAGGGGAGACTTATCGTCCGCAGGACCGTTGTAGTTGATAAACAGTTGCTCGCCCGCAGAGATAGGGCGGAGAGCATGGATGGTCATCGTCAGTGCCTTGAGGTCCTGCACGACAACCGCGTTGGGTTCGTAGCTGTGGTTGTACAGGCTGCCAAACCCGAGACTGATCGCCACGTTGTTCTTGTTCCAACGGAAGCTGTAACCATAGGTGTCATGGTCACGCTTCGTCTTCTCGCTGTGCGGGAACAGGATCACTGGACAGACTTCGATAACGTCGTCGACCTTGAAGGACTTCGTGGCGAACACACCACGACCCATGCCGCGCACCTTGCGAACTTCAACGGGATGATTCTGCTTCATACTTTGTGGGTCTACCGATAGTGGTTGCAAATAGGTTGGTCATGGCGGGAGTTAAACCCGCAGATACCTGGGCCAGCGCACGCGCCAGTTCCCAAGCAGTGATTGAGCGCACAAGCTCCCCTGTGCCTTCGCGTACCAGCGCGCAGCCAAATCCACGCTGCCCTGAATCAGCGTGTCGCCAAGCTGCTCGCCATCGAAGCGAATTCCACCACATGACCAATTCGTTAGAACAGCTTTACAGACTTGGAATTGTCCAGCTCGTCTGCAAGCGCCTCAAGTACCTGGGCCTTCTTCATGTTGTACCAGCCCTTGGGCATCTTGATGCGCGTTCCGTCGTCTCGCATGAGGAGCAGGATTATGTCGTAACCCTTCTCCCGCGTGGCCCGTGCCTTTGCGCACGTCATGCTCCAGCCACGCTTCTTGTTGCTTCTGAGGCCGAGCGTGTGGATGCTCTTGCACTCAATGATGGTCCGTTTGGAAATGACATACGCATCAGGGATGTACGTGCGCCATTCGCCGTTGTACTTGTACCGAATGCCAAGCGTCTTCGTAAAGTCGTTCTCGCACTCGGTGACAATGTCCTTGGGCTTTACTCCCATCACCTCGACCAAGTGTTTCAACGCCAGCGCCTCGTAGCCTTGGAGAGTCAACTCCCGACCGTAGAAGATGTGCTTGCGTTGCTTGAACTTGGTGTCCTTCTTAGCCTTGTAGGCCGCAGTGCCATCGAGTAGCGTCATGGTTGAGTCCTCACTAACTGGACTCAAATTACGTTACGCCGCGATTTTGCTTTCGGCCTCGTCGGACTGTGCCAGTGCCAACCTGCCCTTGCGCTCTTCGGCGATGCGTACCAGCGCGCGCTGCGTGCAAATTTCCTGGAACTGGGCTGGCGTGTACTCACCTTCGATGGCCATGACCTCGGCGTGCAGGTCCTGCCAGTCACTGAGCATCTTGTCGGCCATGCGCAGGCGATTGGGAACGCCCATCAGGCCCAGATGAATCTCGACGTCCAGACGACCCGGGCGAGTGCTGACCGCAGACGTTACACCTGCGTCCTCGAAGCGCGGCGCAGTACCCATCGCACTGTCCAGCTTCTCGGGATGGTTGGTGGTCACGATCAGGAACACGCCGCTTCGGGTTTGCACACCGGACAAGGCATTCAGGATCGTGTCGAAGGACAGCGACTTGTGCGCAGTCTGATTCTCACGGCCGACGAACACGTTGTCGAAGTCCTCGAAGCAGGCCACGCACGGAGTGGTCATGTTGTTCCACTCGCTGCGGAACTCCTGATCGCTCATGGTAGCGAGGTTGTACATGTACAGGCGCACGCCGAGCTTTTCAGCAATCGCCTGCACCAGTGCCGACTTGCCAGTACCTGCCGGTCCGGACAGCAACCAGCCGAGGCGCCAGGGCAGACCGCGCGACACATACCATTCTTCACTGTCGAACCACGTCTCTGCGCTTTCAATCGCACGGTACACGTAGGGCTCGTAGAACAACTGGGCTAATGGATCGCGCACGTCCTTGGTCAGAAGCTCTTCGCGTCGGTAGATCAACGGCTTGTCGATATCCGGCTGGGGTTCGTTGCCCAAGGACTCCGCAGGAGATTCCGAGTCATCGCTGTTCCGCTTCGCAACCGCCGTTCCCATCGAATACCCGTTGGCACTCTTCTCGTCACCCATGAGTTGAATGACGCGGAACTGAGATTGGCGCTTCGTACCACGTGACGCATTCGGATACTCGCGTACGGCGTCCTCCACCAGCTTGTCCAGATCGACCAAGCCGCGAAGGCCCCAGAACTTCCCATCACCCTCGTTGTTGAAGACGATGAACTGGTGCCGCCGCACAAAGATGGCCGAGCCCGTATTGGGCATTCGGAACGGTACGCACTTCTGGTCGTTCGATCCGTTGACCCGCATCCACAGATGCTTGTACTCGGCGGCGTTGCTCGGCAGAAGCCTCCAGTTGCGACGCAGGTGGGAATAGATGGCCTGCTTGAGGAAGTAGTTGCTCGACGCGCGAACGACCAGCACCGAACTCAGGTGCGCGAAGACTACCTTGACGTGTGACCAGCCGGCGCTTATCAAAGCGACGATGCCACCAATGGCAGCGATACTGGTGAAGGATGATAGACTGACCATATACCTGACAGTGTCCTTGTGGTTAGCGGTCGCGCGCTGTCGTCAGAATGCGCCCAACCCATTGGGCCATTTCTTCGGCTTCTTCTGTCTCAAACACCAACTTGTGGTGCAGGTAGCAGCTGTAGTGCGCGAGGTCCGGATAGTGGATCCAGTTGCGAAGCACCAACACCCGCTTGCCGTCGAAGCGTGTCTCTTCGACCACGATCATGGTCGGATCGACTTTGTGTGCACGGACCGGCGGTGTCTGTGGCGGGAGTGACTTGATGGGGAGCGTGTCGAGGATACGCTTCAACCACGGTGCTGGTGTCCAGCGGAACGATCCGTTCATCGCAGTGCGTCCTCTTTGCCGTATACGTCGATGGCGATCTGGCGCAGACGTTCAGCGTGCAGATCCGACAGGTGCCAGCTTTCGATCAGGCCCGTGATGTGAACCCGATTGTGTTCCAACATCGACTGGATATCCGCTTCGTCCTGACGCTGGCGCCGCTTGTTGTCGGCACCGTACAGCTTCAATACGATCATGGAGTCCAGCGATGCAATCCGAAGCTCACCGATTTCCCACGCGGTGTCGATCACGCGCGCTGCAACCTGGTGTGGAATGTTGATCGTCTTCGGGGTGACGAACTCCATTTCCACATGGTCCTTCTTGTCGATAGCCGAATGCTCGCGGTGCTTCTTGAACATGCTGTTGACCTCGGGCACACGGTCAGCGAACAACAGGTCCACGTCCATCGTCTGGCGAGGCCGAGCGTAGAAGCTCAGGGCCAGACCGCCGATCAGCACACCACGATCGGCTTTGGGCTGATTCGTCAGCCAGCGGGTGAGCGCGCCACGTACCTCGGGTACCAGCGCAGCTTCGTTGATGGTCTTGGCTGGAGCGGACCCCAGCGCGATGTAGAGGTTCATTTGATTTCCTCACCGCACTTCTTGCAATACATGCGGTTGTTCTTGATGGTTACTGCGTAGTCGATGCTCAGGAACCAGTGACTGATACGGTGGAGCCAGCGGCGAAAGGATTTCATCTAGAGGCTCAGCCCCAATGCTCAACGCAGGCGACAACCGACCAACCGATCATCACCAGCGCAATCCCGAACATCAACAGGCCCATCATCAGGTAATGGGTTGCGATGTATCCGACCATCTTGTCACCGCGCAGACGTTTCCAGTTGTGCAGGTAGAAGAACCCGAGGCCCACAAACCCGAGGCCGAAGAAGAAACGAAACAGGATATCCAGCATCAGCGAATCTCCACCGTGAAGTCGCGCGTGGCCAGCAGCTGGATCAGTGCCGCCATTTCGGTATCACCGCGGCCCACTTGGGGCGAGCCCGGCATGTTCACAAAGTCCGCAGTGAAGCACGAACCCGTGCGCTGCACCACGATCTTGTTCTTGTCCGTGCGGTCGTCACCGTCGAGTGCCGCAAGTCGCGCACGATCAGCGCGGTCCTGTGCATACTCTTCGGCAACTTCGCCGCACACCTCGACCATCATGCGGATCAGTTCGAGGTTCTTTTCTTTCGTCCACTCGCCGACCTCCCAGCGAATGGTAATGACTTCCCACTTGCCTCTCGCGTTCTTGTCAAACCCGATGCGTTGCAGCATGTGATCGGTGCGCGTGACGTCCACGCCGAGCTTGTAGTCTTCGCGCTTGAGTCGCGTCTCCATACGGATCATGAAGGTGGCGATCGTCCAACGCGATTCGTGGCTGAGTGCCAGCGCGATGTAACCGCGCCGGCCATCGCCGTGCGATGCGCAGGAGAAGGCGGGGATCACTGCCGGCCCGATGCTGTTGATGGCGATAAGCAACGCCTTGATTTCGGGATCGCAGCCCGGCATTTCGTTCTTG